TTTTAAATTCATTTAATAATAGAAGATTATTATTTTTAGGTTTAGGACCACTTGATGGTAATATAAGTGATTTCATACACATTTTAATAGTATTTTCATTAATTAAAGGTATATCAATACCATAATGGTATTTTTCTAAACACCATAATCTCAATAACAAACTTGTTTTAGTAGTAATATAATTTGTTCTATAAACAGCATCTTGAATGGTATTAAAGATTTTTTGGCTTTCCTCATTATTATTAAGAATAGAAGTAATAGGTAATTTAATACATTTATACTTATCAGGTGGTTTTTTCATTATGTATATATCTATATAGTATATATTTAGATATTCTTATATAGTTTTTCAAAAAAATAAAAATTGATATAAGTTACTTATAACTCTTAATTATAAGTTATTATGGAAAAGTATCATTTATATACAAAAACTATTGATTTTCTATTATCTGTTAGATATAATAATAATAATGATATGTTTGCTAACATTTTATATGATATGAGTAATAGTGATAAATATAAAGAGATAAAATATAGTATATTTATTATATATCAAAATTATGAAAATCGTTGTGCTAACTTTTCAAAAAGAAACATAGAAGTACAAATAGAAAACATATTATTAAGAGAAATCGGAATTATATTTTGTAAAGAAATTATAGGTGCTAATTAATTTCTTTCAACTTATTCTTCTTCTTTAGATATGCAGTTCTTCTGTATTCTTTTAATTTTTCAGGGTTATCCTCTTTTAATTTTTTAAGATAGTTTGCCCCACCTTCTTTTACTCTTTCTTTATTTTTTTCATAATATCGTTTATGTGTATTACCATAAGTATATTTCTTTAATTGTTCTTTTAATTCTATAATTTCAGTTTTAAGATTTTCATTTTCTTCTATAAGTTTAGTAATATCCATAATGTTATATATATTATGTGATTTATTTTTAAATACATTTATATAGTATGAGAATGTAGAACAACATAAAAAATAAATATTTTTGTCTCATTTTTCTTTTCGGTTGGTGTAATAGATTGATAACTATAATTTATATAAAAAAATGATGCATTTATATAAAAAAAATAACAATATAAAAATGTTTTTATTGCTAAAATATTACTTTGAAAAATTAAAAAAACGAATTATATCTAAAGATGAAATTATTTTGCGAAAAAAATTTGAAAAAAATATGCGATTACTTTTTGATAAAAAATGATTATAAATATTTTATTGATTATTTATAATATAATGACAGAACTAGACACAAATATGAAAGAATTGCTTAAAAATATCAACCTTTGTTGCATAAAAATAAATGAGCAAAAAAACCTAAATTGCACCTTTAATAAGATAGATTTCTTAGAGAAGGAATCATTTTACGATGATTTCCCCAATACAAAGTTTCATTACAAAGTAAATTGAATAAATGTATATATATTTTTTGCTGAATATAAAAAACATATATAAATATTTTGTTTAATATTAAATTATATTACCTTATTTGTTACCTTGATTTTTTTATAATATATAATCCTCGTGATATAGTAATGCAATTATATCAACCATATTTATATGTTTTACACGATGGGTTTTCAACTTTTTCCCATTTATTACCTGTCCACCCATTAATCATATCATTTTTATATATGCGAATAAGTTCAATACAAGCATATGCTAGGAATTTTCTCATATCAATATTGTTAAAATTAGTAGTGTAAGAAATATTATTTTCTTTACAATAAATTTTAATAAACTTAAAGAAATGCTCTTTATTAAGATTTTTAATTAACTTGAATACTACATTCTCATTCGGTAATTCATTTTTAGTTGTGATAATTCTATTATCGATATTCATTCCTAATTTGTAATAATCATCTGCATTATCTAGGTCAATCTTACATATCCCGCCGTATTTTTCTAAATTAGATAGATGATTGCTCAGAATACGCATAGAATAATAATAAATATCATATTCGCCATATATCTTATCGTGTAGGAGTGCAGGGTTTTCATAATGATAGGGAAAAATAAACATAGTTTTTATGCTACTGTTTATGTATTACTTGTGTCTTGATTGCGTTTGCTTATTTTGTTCTTTGTTTTGTTCTTATTATACTTTAATATAATTTAAATCATTTTTTATATTTTAAATATTAATTTAGAACAAATTTATTATAAAAAATGATTTATGATACTATATATCATATCACATAAATATGAATATTATTAAATCACTTAATAATTTATTTTCATATTCTATATCTGAACCTCAAGCATTAACAATAGATATAGAAGATATTCATAAGAACGACCATAAAGAATATAAGGAAAATGGAATATTTAATTCTTTAATGGAAAGTATAGCGAATGAATTTGAAAATAATATTGATAATTTTCATACGATAGGTGATATTGATAAGTTTAAAAAGAATATTCAAAAAAAATATAAGTATACTATTTCAAATTCAGAATTTATTAAAATATATAAATACCTTAATTTGGATAATCAACAATTACGGAATCTAATAACTAAAAAAAAGTGCAAATCAAATTCTGGTGTTCTTGTAATCACAATTTTAACATCAGCGCATCCTAAATATATTGACGAAGATGGTGAAGTTAAAACTGCACGTTTTTCATGCAAACATGATTGTGCTTATTGCCCAAATGAACCTGCGCATGAAGGTAATAATTGGGTTGCACAACCTAGAAGTTATTTATATTCAGAACCAGCGGTATTACGCGCAAATGCTAATAATTTTGACCCATTAAAGCAAATGAACTCGCGCATATCGAGTCTTATTAATATGGGACATATTCCAGATAAGTTAGAAGTTATCGTTTTAGGGGGAACATGGAGTGAGTATCCACGTAATTATCAAGACAGTTTTATAACTGATATGTATTATTCTGCAAATATTTATTTTGATAATGAACCAAAACGTTCTAAGAAAACCTTAGAAGAAGAGATAGAAATAAATGAAACATCAAAAATTCATATTATTGGATTAACGCTAGAAACACGACCTGATACTATTAATATATCTGAAATTTCTAACTTTCGACGTTATAATTGCACACGTATACAATTAGGTGTTCAGCATACAAATAATGATGTTTTAAAAAAAATAAACAGAGGACATACTATTGAATGCGCTTATGAAGCAATCAAACTTCTTAAAAATAATTGTTTTAAGGTTGATATACATATAATGCCTAATTTACCTGGTTCTTCTTATGATATTGATAAAAAAATGCTTGAAGAAATCCTATATGACCAAAGGATACAAGTAGATCAATATAAAATATACCCAACTGCAATAGTTCCATATACTAAAATAAAGAAATGGTTTGACGAAGGTTCTTATGTTCCTTACGATGATATGCTGTTATATGAACTTATAAAAGATTTTAAAAAAAATGTTCAAAAATACAAGCGACTTAATCGTATAATTCGCGATATACCTGGGCATTATATAGAAGGCGGTTATTCAAAAAAGTTTGTAAATATGAGGCAACTTTTACAGGACGATATGAAACTAAATAAATGGGAATGTAAATGTATTAGATGTCGCGAAATTAAAGGAAATAAAGTAGTTATTGATAATATTAAAATAAATATTGAAACTTATAAGGCATCAGATAGCGACGAATATCATATTAGTTTTGATACTGATTGTGAAAAAAATTATTTAATTGGTTTCTTGAGACTTAGATTAAATAAAGAAGAAAATAAAAACTTATTAGATTGCATTAAAAGTTGTGCTTTAATAAGAGAATTACATGTATATTCCAATCTAAATAGCGTTGGAAATAATATAGAAGGTTCTATGCAACACAAAGGATTTGGTAAAAAACTGATTGCAAAAGCAGAGGATATTGCGATAGAAAACGGTTATAAAAAAATGGCTATAATTAGCGGAACAGGAGTAAGAGAATACTATAAAAAACTAGGATATAATTTAATTGATACTTATATGATTAAAAATTTGTAATTTATTTGTATTTATTTGTATGAAGTGCAATATATTTATTTTTATCTTCTTCTGTTAAACTTAAATTATCTAGATCATTATACCAATAATTTGAATGCATTATTTCAATATTATTAGAAATTAATATATATCCTATAATAACATCATCTATACCATAAGGGTATGAATCAGATTTTTTGTCATAATGATGTATATCATAATTAATATTATTCATATGATTTATTAATATTTTACAAGATTTATTTGAAAAATATATTAATGGCCCATATATATATTTTTGTTCTTTTTTCACATATTTTGAAAATTTTGTAATATCAACCCCTTTTAGATTATGTTGAGGATTATCTAAATCTTCTGGATGGTTTTTATAATAATTTATCAAATGTTCTGTTGATTCTCCTAGTTCAAAACCATAATTTGTTCTACCTATATAATCTATATCAATATATTCTCTATCATTAATTTTATGTTTTTTTTGTGATTTTAAAAAGGACTCCAAACTATTTTCATTAAATATTAAATCATCATTACATTTTAAAATGCCTTCCTTAATATCAAAGATTTCATAAATATATTGGAATGATAATACTAATTTTTTTAATAAATGAAGATACGAATCTTCGCACTTAAGAGTCATTAAGTTCTCTTCAAGTTTATAATCACAATCTAAAAACAAATCACCTATAACATTAATAACTTTCCAATTTCCATAATCTTTTTTAAGATTAATCTCTTTCAATCTAGTTGGTATATGCTTTTGACAACTTATTACAAGAATAATTCCATCAACCGCAATCATTTATCTTTAATATCTTATATTATATATCTTATCTCTTTTATATCTTTTTCTTATGTAATAATTCCTTTAGTCCTCCTATAAATTTTCCATTCTTAAATATCATCGGAAAATAGAAATATGGTATTTTTGTATATTGCTTAATAAAACCAAAAAATTTATCTCTCTCTCTACAAGTTTCAATAAATTTGTTACAGCATATATAAGTGCATTTTACAGACTTTTTTTTAATATGCTCTTTTGCCATATCACAATATTTACATTTTGAAATACTATAGATTGTGTAATTATTATTAGAAGGCTTTGCATATATTTTAGCAACCATATTTTAAATAATATCTACTTATACTAATAGATAATAACGGTAAATAAATATGTCAACAAGAAGAAGTTCTCGGCTTCAAAATAAAGCAGATAGAGAAGCTGCACAACTAGATAGAGAAATAGAAGATAATTTGGAAAACTTACCAACCGAATTAACTGATAAACAAAGACAGAAGATTGCAAGAATGAAAGATGATGAATTAAAATTTTCTATAAATGACGAGGATTGGGTTGTATTCTTTTGCGAATATTTTGAATATATTGGAAAAAATATGAGCGTTTGTTTTAAAAAAATACCAGGTGTTAGTAACAAAGTATCTGATTTTTATAGTATAGACCTTGACGCGGGCGGTTTTGATAATGTATTTGATAATCAGGGAACTCTTAATTTTAATATTGGATTATATGATGCGTTATTTAAGCAATTTAAAGATGGAACAAATAAAATTAATAATTGTAAAAAATTAAATTTATTACTTTCATATATTGGTGATGCAGTATTAAGAATAGCAGATTACCATAAAAGAACATCAATAAATTCATTAATAGAATTTTATAGAAAAATTGCAACAATCTTAGAAATAGCAGTTTATCCTGAAATATTTATGCATTATATGACAGGTGATAGTTCAGGAAATACAACTGAAATTGATTTCTCATTTCACAATAAAGCAACACATTCATGGTATATTGGTATATGGTTACGCAAGCAAGAGTTTTTAGGTGTAATATCTGGAAATGGTATGAATTATTTTAAAAAATATGATGAAGGGTTAAGATTATTTGTTAGAAATTACATTCGTAGATTAATATCATATATGAGAATATATGGTAAAAATTATCCATTAGGATACGAAGTTCCATATAATTATAGTAGCGATGTTAAAGATGTAATTAGATTTCCACTTCCTTATGATGGAGTTTATAAATTTGCTAAATCAAAGGAAAATTATTATATTAGTCGTTCTGATTGGGATAATATTCCAAATATATTATTACCCAGCGAAGCAGTATGGGAATCATTCTTTAAAAAATATAAAGAACCTAAAGAATGGAATAATCCACCTCCTAAATGGTGGATTGACAGAACTGTATCTATGTTAGACGGGTTTGAATGGTGGCAAATGAATGCAACTGCAATACAAAGAAGGTCAGATAATTTGGAAGGAACTAAAAAATTAACTAAATGGTTAGCGTTAAATTCTATTCTACCAGAACAGATTGATAGTTATGATGAATTATGGGAAGTTGATAATGAAGATTTAGAAGCAGGCATGGATTATCGAGGAGGAGCAAATACACCAGATAATTTAAAGAAAGGAAAAAAGAAAGCAGTATATTTTGACAGCAGAAAAGTTTTGAATAAAAAATTCAAAATATTACCAGATAAAGTTATAACTCTTGATAACATGATATATAAAGAACTTAATGATAAAGTTATGAATTATTTTAAATTAAATATAGAATATAAAAAGGGAGTAGGGCAAAATATTGAGGGTTATTTGAGAGATAACACATATATAGATAATTTAAATAGTACAATACTTTATTGCTCTCATTATAGCAAAGTTAAAGAATCAACAAAAAAAAAAGTTAATGTTTTAGCAAAAAAGAGGGCAGTTAATGTTCCTTCTTCTTCATCTGCATCACGTGCTTCAACTCAATAGGTATCTATTTATATACTTTATTTTTTTACTTTTTGCCATTCAGCACCAATCCGTTTCATGATTTTCGGTGCATCTTCTTTAGGGTGTTTCTTTTGAAGTTCTTTGAACATCTTTTTTACAAACTTATTGTAAGGTGATAGTTTGCGTTTTTTAGCTCCTCCATCTTGACTCATTCCACAACTAGCCGCCATTTATAGTATCTTCTATATATATATAATATAATAATCTTTATTTTTCATATATATTATTATTGTTGCATAAAAGTTAATTTATTATAATTGTCTTTCTGTATATCACTAGCACCTTGTCTAATATACGCAACTGCCTGTAAACAAGCATCCGATAAATCATCCTTTTTCTTATTATTATCAAATATATCGCATAAATGCGCATCATCTTTAATATAATTTTTACATATTTCTATACTAGTCTGCTTATTCATCTTATATTTATCACGTCGAAATCCTTTTACGTTTTTAGTCTTTTGCGTTTCATCCATCTTAACTTGTATATCTGGTTTGTAGTCGTGCGTTTTAGTTTTGAGAGATGCATTAACAAGAACAACATTATCTATAATTTTGTCCCAATATTTTAATAGGCTGAAATAACAATAAATTATATATTGGATTGTTTTCATAATACCATTTAAATTTGAAGGTTGATTTTCAATTAATACGTAATCTATTTCATTAATTCCTAATTCTTTTAAACTACCTATTATATTATCTAGTTCCATATATATTCTCTCGGATATATCATCTATACCTTTAATATCTTTCTTCTTATCTGCTAAAGATAATATTCGCCAATCTAATATCTTTATTTCGCTCTCAGTCTTTTTTAAAATACACAAGGCAAGATTTTTAATACCAATATCAAAACTAATATATATCATATATATTATTTTATATATATCATATAAATGTTTTATTTATATGATAGTATTTATACTAATTATTTATAAACTTTTATGTAACATATGGATACTTTTCTTATTAAATGTAGTAATATTATGATGTTTGATTAAAGTAGCAAGATTTAACCAGAAGCTATCATTGTCATATTTGCTATTATATTTGTTTATTTTTTTATACTTTCTATATAACCATTTATGTAATTTTTCTAATATTACAGTATTAGAAGGATTATTTTTAATATACATTTTTTTAGTCATTATTAATTTTGATACAAAATGCTTAAGTTCAGATATTTTTGTATATTCATGAGGTATATTCTCCCATAAATTATGAAACTTTACATAATCATAGGTGGGACAAATTAATAAATTATCTGTATAATCTACAAATGTTGGATTATTATCTACAATCATTATATTATTAACTATAGAATGCGTCTTTGGCATCTTGATTGATTTTAATAATTGCGGTAATATTTTTATTACTGATTTCTTAATATTGCCATTATTGTCTTTCAAGCAATTATCCCTTGTAAATATTGGTCTATTAAATTTAATATTATTTTGCTTCTCTATAATTAAAATTTCTTTATTTGCCCATGTCTTCTCAGAAGCGGTATAGATGAAAAAAAAACTATTCGGAAATAGTTTCTTCATTTCTGACATAAATTTTGCAAAGTTAGGTCTCAGTAATTTAGATTGTAAATTATAGCAATTATCAAGCATTTTATCGCATAATGATTTATATTTTGCGAGTTCTATTGAATTGATATTAGTATTCTTTAATACTATATTTTTTTTAATTATTTCTTGTATATTATAAATATCACATTGATAACTACAATCACCTATTATTGTTCCATCTAAATCCAAGAGGAATATATATGGTGCATTATTCATTATATAATACTATATATTATATATATATTATATAATATATTATATATAAATAGTATTATGGATAAAATAATGTTTGAATATCTTAATCGAGCAGGAAGAAAAAATCAACTAGCATATCCGAGAGAAAATTATAGAATGCAATATAACGGTTACCTACCATTCAAACGAAATAACTATGGGCGTTTTCAACAGTATCCTTCTATAAATAATATGCACCAATATCACAATATACCTTCAGTAGATACTTTCTGCAAACAAGAAGGTTATATAAAAAGATTGACAAAAGCACCTGCTTTATTAAGGAGAAGACCAATAGTTAGAAAAATGCCTCTCAAACATTCACCTTCAAAACATTCACCTTCAAAACATTCACCTTCAAAACATTCACCTTCTAAAAAATTACCTTCAAAACATTCACCTTCTAAAAAATTACCTTCAAAACATTCACCTTCAAAACATTCACCTTCTAAACATTCGCCTTCAAAAAAATTACCTGCAACACAACCTATTGTTTTAAGGACAAGCGCAGTAAAACAAAAATTTGTTCCAGTAAAAACACCAGGTGTAAGAAATACTATGACATTTTATTAAGTATATAAGTATCTATTATTTAAAAATTAAATATATAATTCCTCATTATCTTCCAATCTTTTTATATTTTTATTATATAATAATTCTTTCCTTTTATCAATATACTCTGCCATACTTGTAAAACCATATAATATCATTTCATTAATTTGCTCTGTAGATAATTCTAATTTAACTCCCTTCCTGTTAACAACTATATTCATAGAATTTTGCAAACTAATATCTTTCGGTATAAAATAATAATCCCTATCTTCTTTCTTTATCTCATTTCCTGTAACTTGATTAATACGCAGTATTTCAAACATTCTACAAATTTGTCTTAGTAAGAAAAATATATTTATCTTTTTATTGCAAGGTTCATAGTTATTTTTTTCCTTATATATCACCATTCCAATAATATTTTCTTTTGGAATATGCGAAAAAAGTTTAATAGGAAAATTATTTGTAAATGCACCATCATAATAATATTCTTCATCAATAGCAATCGGATTAAATATTAATGGTATTGACATAGATGCTTCGCATGCAGTAAATACAGATATATCAGGTGTATCATCTATAGAAAAAATACGATTTTCACATCTAATGATATTTGTTGTTGAAATATATAAGTTAATCCCAAACTTTTTTGACACCTCTTTAAAAGTTATACTATCATTAATATCAGGGTATTTAACGCGTATTATTTTTTTAAAATGTTCCATAAAATTTGAGATTGAACATAATCCTAAATTTGATATAATTTTATAATAATTTTTAGTAGGTATATAGCATAAATTCTTATCATCTTTTGAATCATAAATAATCTTCTCTATTTCCTCTATAGTAAGTTTAAATGCAATAAACAACGCTACAAATGAACCAATCGAATTCGCTGCAATATGTGTAATATTTTTATGTAAATTTTCAATATACATGTATCTTAATGCTCCTATAAATATCACACCTTTCATACCACCTCCTGATAATACAAGATGCGTGATATTTAATTTATCCATTAAATATTTATAAATATTTATATTTTGATACTATAATATCTTTATATATTTGAATTATATTCGTATATATCTACGTTATAATATAACAACGCTTCCTTCGCTGTATTATTCTCTGCTTCCTTTTTATTACTTCCTGTTGATGTTGCAATTATTGCATTATTCCGGTCTTTTATACAATATGTAAAAATACGCATGTTATCCTTCATTAATATTTTAACTTCGTAAAATTTTGGCACATCTTGAAGATTATGCATCATATATGATACTAACATATCTTTATAATTATTCTTAATTCTTATTAATTCACAGAAGTCAATATAATTCTCTATAATATAAATAATAAAACTTTCAACTATGAAATATCCCGCTCCAGTAAAAGGTGATATATTAATATTATTAGGAAGTTGAACTTTGTCATATTCTGTTTGAAAATCTAGAAATAATGCTCCAATAAATGCTTCAAAAATATCTTCCATAATTTTAAAATTATCTCTTCCCCCTGTTTCCTCTACTTGCTTAGATATTATAGCAAATTTAGGAAACCCTATCTTATCTGATAAATACCCTAACATCCTGCCATTTACTATTTTTGTTCTGATTTTTGATAGAAATCCTTCGTTTTGGTCAGGGAATCTACTATATAAATAATTAGCAACTATCATTCCTATAAGAGAATCGCCAAGAAATTCAAGACGTTCATAAGACATATCCTGGAGTGGTAAACAGTCTGCAGGGCAATTAATATTACTTTTATCAAAATCAATATTTTTCATAGTGCAATATGATTTATGAACGAATGCTACGCGATATAAATCAATATTTTTAAATTTAATATCATTTAACCCATTATTATTAAATATCTCTTGCAAGTCCCTAGATTGGAGAAGAACATTTTTATTATTATATGGCTGATTAATAATCTCAACATCCTTTGTTTTGTTATGTATCCCTTGAATGCGTTTCATTTATTATATAAATAATATAGTATTATATTATATCATTTTTTCATTATATCATTTTATTATATAAATATTATTTGTTTATTTCTTTTAATTAGAATAAAATAGTATTATATATATAATGACTAATTTTATTATTCAAGGAACCGAACCTATAATTAAAATTGATTCATTAGGTATCGGCATTAAGTCATATAGTAATGTCGATGTATTAAATTTGAATGACTATGAATATCTAGTTGTTGGTGATAGTCAAGGGAACCCTAATGGTGGTTATTCAAATTTGCAAATGTTTACAAAACATAATTTATATGTTAATCATCAAGGTGTCGCAATTAATACAAATCGTGAAGAAATGTCAAAATATCGTGACGCGGATACTTCTCTTTATGTTAGTAAAAATATTTACTGCGATGGTGTTATTAATGCGGTAGGAGGTATTCAATTTAGCAATATTACGATTAAAGGTGATATAAATAGTAACTTAGTTGTGAATATGATAAAAACAATAAATGATAATACAAATTCGCAACCATTCAAAGTAGGCTTATCAACAAAATTTACTAATAAAAGAGATATTAGTTATCCTGTAAATAATATATATTCGCCAAATTATATAACTTTAGGTGGAAGAGTTGACACATATTATAATCAACACCCTTTAAATATTAATTCATTACCAAATAATCGTTTTGATAATATTCATTTAGCTATTCGTAATAATGCGTCTTCAGATACTGATATTTCTAAATTATCTAAATTATCAATCGGTATTATCGGAAGTCATTATGAATCACCTGCTGTTATTTCTACAACAACAGGGATGCCTTTGGAATTTCATGTTAGCAAAGATGCATCTGTTATTGATGCATCATATAATAAAAATCCTTTCCCAACATATTCTTATGATGCACAATACCCTGCTATGGCAATTGATGCAGGCGGAACGGTATGTATAGCAAAAAATAAGAGTGATTCTGTTACTTATTTTAAAACAGAATTAAATGATGGCATGTTTGTTAAAAAAGAGTATCAGTTGCAAAAATGTCAGTTAGATGTTAATGGAATATCTATATTCAAAGATATATTAATTAGAGACACAACAGGTGGTTATAAACATATTGATGATATATATATTCGCGCAGGCGAAGGTTTAGGTAATATTAATCCTTCGCAAATAGGCAAAGGAATATTTAGTGGTTCAGATTATAAATTTAATAATGATTTATCTGCAAAAAAATTAACTACAGAAAATATAGTTAACTCATTCGAATTACGTTCATCAAACATAACAACAACCAATATTACTGTAGAAAATAATGCAACTTTTATAGGTAATACAAAATTTATAAATCCTAATGGTATATCTATTGATAAATTAAAAGTAGATTCAGACCTATATATAGGCGATAGACGAATTACTCCCATAGATATAGGGGACGCCGAAAAAGGATATACTACTAGCAGTTCACAATTTGGAAGTAACTATTTCTTTACATATATTAATAGTAATTTAGTCAATTTAGATTTTAATAATAATTTAAGTTGCCCAAATAGATTGAGTGTCGGTAATCCGAATGGGTCATTTACTGGTATGTTAAATATTAATAAAAATTATAAATCATCTAATATATTTGAAGTTGTTTTAAATACTGAAGAAGGCGTTAATACAAAAATTGGCAGAGTATCATATACTGGTTTAATTGATATAAATGATAAAAGTTTAATTGTTAATACAAATAAAATTCCAAATAAAAAGAATAATATATATTTTTATCCTTCATATAATATTGAAAATTTGCAAATCACCCCTTTATATGATCCTATGCTTTCTATTACAGAAACAGGTGTAGGAATAAATAATAAAATACCTCGTAAAGATTTACATTTAGATATTAATGGAAAAATTGCAGCTACTGATTATTACGTATCAAAAGATAATTTAATCAATAAAATGTCAGGATTTATTCAGAATAATATTAAAGATTATTTCAATATATATAATGAAAATATTTATAAATATTGCATTAATTATGATAGTATTTCTTCGTATTCTTCAAAAATGCAAGGATTAAATGTAAAACATGGTATTAATTCTGATGCATATTATCAAGATGATAAACTTATTGAAACTTTAAAATCGACTGCTAATCTCGATGGTTTCTATACAAATAATAAAATAGCAATAGGGTGGAAGAATAATGACAATACTCTTAAAGTTCCTTTACAAATACGTAATACATCTACTGACGATTATAACTATTCTATAATAAGAATATATCAAGGTGTTGATGGGAAGGGTCCTTATAATGATGCTGCATTTAGTGGTATTGATATATGCGAAAATGGAAGAGACCTCGAACGATGGTTTATTTATAAAAATCACACGCTTAATGATAATGATAAACGAGGACCAGCGAGAATAGGTCCTTTGCAATTTGGATACACCGCAGATAAAACAATAGACCCAACCACATTTGCGATGTCCATGTATTATAATGATAGAAAATCAAAATATCATATCGATTTTAATAATCCTGTTCTACATACTGATGTAATACCGGAGTCTACTGTTTCTATATATGGTGATTTAGATGTATATGGTAATATTAATATTATAGATAACAATAGTAGTAACTTTAACTTTCGCATAAAAAAATTAGAAGGTCTTTCTGAATATGTAAATGTTAAATATTATGATATAAATAGTGATATATATTCTTCCAATATTGTTTATAAAAGTTTGACTGGACCTGAAGATATTGAATATTCTGGAAAAAATATTATTTTCACTCCTAGAGAATCGATTATAGTGGAATCTTTGGATTCGCTAGAACCTGCTAAAAAAGGTCTTAATAAGAAGATTCCATTTGTTGTTAAGCAAAATGATGATTCACTTTCAGTAGCAAAGTTTATTACATATTCATCTAGTAATATTAATGCTTCTTCAGCGATTGAATTATGTATTTATGGTAATAATGACTATACAACTGCATATGATAGGGACCCTCTAAATATTAAAAATAAGGTTCGATTTAATGTTGCAAATGATATTAATAACAATACAAAACTAACCTTTAGCTATTTTAAAAAAGAACTAAATAAATACAAACCATTTGTAGAATTTAATAATATTAATGGTTCAAAAACATATATGCGATTAGGACAAAGTGAAAATAAAAATTATATTGATAGTAATATTAGTTTACATATTGTTGATGAGAATGAATGTGGTATTCAAATAACAAATGCAGAAAAACCTACAAGAATAAATATGGTTAATAGTTCTAGTTCTAGTCTTACTAATAAATATACTATATTATCATCAGGGACATCCCTTGATAATTATAAATTTAATATAGGTGTTGCCAATACTAAATCAACTAATAGTATTGACGTAAATAATGAATTACAAAATATATTTACAATTTCTCCTTATAATGAAGATAATAGATTACGAAAAGGTGCTAAATTTGGTTTTAATGAATCACTCGAACAATCAGGTAATAATCCTAAGCAAACAGTTATTATTAATAGTGAATATGATAATGAACCCATGATAATTACAGGAAGATACACGAAAGATTTTATTTATACCGATATTAGAATTAATACTAGTAATATAGATATTCCAATCTATACTATAAGTAGTAATTTATATAATACTAATGATGCTGTTGAAAGCGAGTATAGAACACAAATTACACATAATATACCTTATGAAAATGTTGGAAATGTAGATATTCGTTCTTCGCCCATAAATATAGACAACAAAGATAAAATTGTTACTAAAACTCTACATGGTTATAGTAATATATCATATACATCTATACATTCAAATGTTGATTTGCTATTTAATTTTAGTGATAATAATAGATTTAAAATAGATTTTAATAATTATAGATTTGTAAAAACACAACAATCTGGAGAAAATAATTATAATATAACATTTGATAACCCAAATACAAATATTCAATTATTTAACATATCTTCATTATTATCCTATTATAATAATACTATAATAGATAGACATGAAACAGATATCATAGACAACATAAATATATCACAAACACCACCAAATACTAATACATTTAAGATGAATTTAATTGGGACTACATTGCCCTCTACAGAGATACAATTTACTTACGCCTTTACAAATTCTTATAAAATACCTAAATATTTAAATAAGGCACCTTATTTAAATACATCTTTGCAACCATTAAATAATAGTTTAACTTCAAATATTGAAAGTATTGTTTACGAAGGTAAAACTAGTAATATTATAAGATTTACAAATGAAATATATACATATTTATATAATGTTCAAGACTCTTTAATAAATGCTAGAAAGAATTATAAAATATGTGAAAATGTATATTCGAGTGATAAAATAGCAGAAATTTCAAATGTTAGTGTATTTTTAAAAACTAAAACTTCAAATATTTTTTGGTTTGATCCTCAACAAGAATATACTGGGAAATTTGACATAAACAGAAATAATAAGTTGAATATATATAGTTCAAATACTATCCCTAATACAAGAACAAATAATGATTTTTCTATGAATATAATTAGTAAAGGAAATTATAGTTCAAATATAATTGATATTACAACTTCTAACAAATTTATTGACAGTAGATATAATACTAAACTTGTTTTAAGCAATATAGAAATAATAGACAAATTTAAAATTATAATAGATGAAAGAGAAACGGAATTATTTAACACAATTAAATTGCAAGAATATTATACAAAATATGTTGATAATAATAATATAGAAATACAAGTTACAGAATATAATAGCAGTAATTTTAATCCTCAAATAATATTATCTAATAAGGTAGAAAGCGAGACAACCCAAAATAGAGATAATAAAATACATAAAATATACAGTCATGATGGAATTTTTAAAATAAATTATAAAGATAATTCGCCTGGTGAACGCGAATTATTTAAATTAAACAGCGCAGGTAGAATTGATATAAAAGGAGATATTTATAAAAATGGAGCAAATATAATAGAAGGTATTAATACAGTATTTGCTGAAAGTATTGCTGGTTTAAATACAACAATAAATACAAAAAATGAAAATCTAAGTAATTATGTATTATCAACAAAAAATATTTTGGTTCCTCTTATACAAACAGAAATTCAAAATGTAAGTAACTATGTATTATCAACAAGTAATATTTTAGTTCCTCGCATAATGAGTGAAGTCAGTTATGCAAGTAATTATGTAGTATCCGCAAGTAGTATTATTTCAGAAAGAATTAGTGGTTTAACGACAGATATGATTAATGAGAATGCTAATGCACGTAAGAAATTTATAATTGATAAAAAATATAACGATGACCTAACAGTTAATGGAACTTTAACTATTAACTCTAATTTAATTGTTCTTGGTAATAGCACAATACTAGATACAATTGTATATACGACAGAGAATTTGAGTGTTGTTAATGCAGACCCACTTAGTATTGCATTTAAGATTCATCAAAATAACGATGGAAACAGAGATATTTTTGTTGCTTCAAATCAAACTACAAATGTCTTTAATATTAAAAATAATGGCGATGTTAATATTAGTGGTATTTATAGAAGAGATAATAGAAATGTCATAGAAGATACAAGTAATTATGTTACATCAACAAGTAATATTATAATTACCAAAATAGATTATAATGATAGAAATACTAGCAATTATATAGTAGATACTAGTAATATTTTAAATCAATATATAAATAGTAAATCTCCATGGAGAGTTATTAATGACAATAAAATATCTTACCAATCTAATGTCGATATAGGAAGTGATGGTAGGGGTGAACTATATGTTAATGGCACAATATATTGCAAAGAAGTAAGATTATTATCTAACGGTATTATTGGTAGTTCTAAAGAAAATAATAGAAATATTATCGAAGATACAAGTAATTATATTACATCAACAAGTAATATTTTGATTACTAAAATAGATTATAATGATATAAATACAAGCAATTATGTTGCAGTTACTAGTAATATTTTAAATCAATATATAAATAGTAAATCTCCATGGCAAGTTATTAATAATAATAGTATACAATATCAATCTAATGTTCGAATAGGGGTTGACCTTCGCGTTGAGGGTGACGTATATTGTAAAGAAGTTAAATTTTTATCCAGTATATCAGACGATAGATTGAAAGATAGCACTTCTAATATAAGAAATCCTATCGATTTAATTAACAAATTAAATGGTTTTCATTATGTTCCAAATAATTTAGCTCAACAATATGGTTTTAAAAAAATTAATGAGATTGGGTTAAGCGCACAAGAAGTGCAAATTATTCTTCCAGAAATAGTTAAACTTGCGCCATTTGATATGATGCGCGATGATTATAACAATATTGTATCTAAAAGTGGTGAGAATTATTTAACAATCAGTTATGAGAGAATGGCGCCATTATTTGTCGAATCTATAAAAGCTCTTAAAAAAGAAATAAATGAGCTGAGACTTGAAATTGCGGAACTTCGAAATGTAAATAAATAATATACTATTCGGTTTTAGGGGAGGATGTTAACTCTTCTAAAAATTTATCAACTTTTGAATTATATTTTTCTAATTTCCCACTTATATCTTCATAAGTCAAATTGTATATATTCTTAAGTTTTTCTTTAAAATCTATTAAATCCTTATCATTTCCTCTTTTTGATTTTTCAATAATGTGTAAGTTTTTAAACATTTTTTTAAAAACCTTATAATCTAAAAAACTATCTTTATTAATTAATATAATATTAAACTTGATATCATCTTTTGAATTTTCTATTTTGGTCTCACCTAGTTTAGTAACAATTATGGCTAATTTATCTTTAATAGATTTGATTTGATTTTCTAAATCATATTTAGGGTCTTTGTAGGTTTCATTATTCGCATCAAATTTTCTATATTCTTCAATAAATTCATCATTCTTTTTATCAATATTTTTTAGATTACCTTCTATATATTCTAACATTTTTTCATAATCTTCACCAGATACTATTTTTTCAAATATATCATTTTCATCTATATTACTAATACCTAATTCTTCATCTTCATAGTCATAATAATCTCCAGATTCAATCTTATTTATTATGAAATTTTTTATTCTATTATTTGACACATTATCGCATAAATATAATATGACATCTAGTTTTTCATTCAATTTTTTAAATATATCCTTATATTCTATATAATCCGTATAATCAGGTCCTATAACAGAATTTAGGAATTCATTCATTTATTAATAAATCTTTATTATATTAATATATATATAAAATTATATAAAACTTAATTATTATATTTATCTATAATGAGTTCTTCAAAAAATGCATCTGGTAAAAAAATCATGGAGTGTCTTCAATTAGCGTTTGAAGAGGAATCTGAATATACTCTAGATGAAACTAAAAAAATTGTGATTAATGCCTTTAAAGATGCGTCAAAGGTTGGTGTAACTAAAAAACGTGCAGTAAAATTTGATACTGATGGCGTTGCAATTAAGAAGCCGCCTACAAAATATAACCTATATATTAAAGATGAGATGGCGCGTTTAACAATTGAGTTTCCAGATAAAGAGAGAAAGGAATTGATGAAATTGGCTGCAAGTAATTGGAATGAAACTAAACTAACTAATGCTGATTAAATTATATATCTAATTTTTTTAAATATATTATTATAAAGTAGTATAATATATTATGTCCGTGCAAAGATTAAAAACAAGAAAAATGTATCCTAATTTAAAAACACTTTGGAATAGATATGATGAAATTACAGAAGCTCATTGTAAATATTTATTACATTATTTATATACACATAATATTACAGAATGGATTAATCCAATAACAAGAAAAGATGTTCAACGTGATAGTAATATTACTATCAGTTTTTTATCTATATGTTATTGGGGTGAATGGAGTGAAAAAATTGTAACTATAAACGGAATAAATAAAAAATACAAAATCCATGTTTCAAATTTTATACACGAAGCATATTTATATGATGTTCGGTCTCTAATCAAACCTAGTGCGCAGAAAAAAAAATCATCATCTTCAGGAAGTCATTCGCCGGCAGGTGCACCTCTACCACGGAGCGTATCACCTCCAAAAGTTCCTGTAACTGCTGTAACTGCTGTAACTCTCGGACAACCGCAGCAACCTCAACAAAATTCACCACCTGGTGCTGCAACAAATAAACCGCAGATACAAAAATCGAGCAAGTCAAGTAGTTCAAGTGCCAAACTTGATATTTCTCCAAAAAGCATAAATTCTATTGCAAAAAATACAGGGTCTTTGAGTGTAAATGCCGATAAACTTACAGAGGATGATTGTATTAATTTAGTAGAAGAAATAAGAAAAATGAAACGTGGAAAGACAGCTGCTGAAATTAAATTATTAAAGGTTATTAATCCGATAACAAAGAAAGAAATAGGTTTAAAAGGTCCAATATTTAAAGAATTTTTGTCTAAATGTTATTTTACCTTTGACAATAATGATAAACTACAGAAATCTATTAAAAAGATAGTTAATATTGAAAGTTTAAATATTTTAAAAGAAAAACGCTCTATTTTTGATAAGGAAAAAAAAGATGCACAGATTGCATTAGAGAAAAAAAAAGAAGAGAAACGTCTTGCAGAGGAAAAAGAAAAAGAAGAGAGAAAAAAAAATATACCAATTATTGATAAATATATTGAAGGACTTGTAGATGAATTTAATAAATGTTGCGATGAACTAATTGATAATTGCGATAAAGATGGTGTATTAAAAGAATATAAATATATATCAAATATTATTAATTCAATTATTATTGTAATGTATACAAAATATTTACATTTACCATATTATTATGATGAATTATATTTAAATTATTCATCAAAATTAGATTTTAAAATATATTTATATGATGAAACATTTAGTGAATATTATGAGACCAGAGGAATAGTTCCTTATGAAGTGTTAAATAAAATCCTTTATGGTGCTAATAAAACAATATATCAAAAACATGATTTAACAAAATATGTTGACCATACTAATATTGACTTAGTACCTAAAACTATAGAAAATTATTATCTAAATACATTACTAAATCGCCAACATGTATTTGAAGCATTTAGATATGATGTATATGCGAATGCTGCTGGTCAACAAAAATATGATAATCATATGATACAATATAATAAACTTAATACCAGTTATTATACTAGATTAAATTTCAATCATTATAAATTTCCAAATTCATTAGAATATGCTAAAGACACTTTTGACATGTTATCTATAAACTATAATATAACAAATGGTACTCTGCCAAAAACTATCTTTTGTGCAACTACAGATAAAACAATAGGTAAGAAGGTTCCTTTTTTAGAACTTAGTACTATAATTAATGATAGATTGAGAAAACTCCCAATTATAACTAGAATCGCTAATGAATCATCAACTAAGCATCAATATTACGAAACAGTAATAAAAGATATGAGAGAATTATCATACGGTAATAATGATACTGAATATGGTAGCGATGATATGATACGTAAGAATATATTATATTCTCTTAATGTTCAATCTCCTAAATATATTGAAAAAAATATGGAATTGCATAAGGATGATATTTATTATAACTATGAATATACTGGAACTTTCCCATTATTTTCATGGATACCTTTAAATCACAAAAATATAGATTCTGAAACAAATCTAAAATATACTTATCCTATGACAAAAAAATGGCAACCATTTTTTATCGATACGGCACTTATTTCTCAAATAGAGTTAACTTATAAAAATCATGGTGTTGCACCATTCAGTGCACATTTAAATGAAACAATATACAAGGTATTAACTGATGAATACGCATCTGTGAAATCACTTCAAATTGCTAATAGAATTGATGCGATGACATTAAGAATTCAAAATACTATAGGGGTTTTCAAAGATGAAACTATAATGCCTAACTATAATAATAAAAAAATATATCTATATCATGGAACAAAAAATACATTACATAGTATAGGCGGAAAGGGAAAAGAAATAGAGGTTTTAGGATTTTTATCAACAAGTTTGAATGTTTATACTGCTTCATTTTATTCAGGGATTAGTGATCACAATTCGGGACTTATATATATTATCGAAGTAGATGATACACATACATATATAAATTTAAATGACAATTTAAACCAAATACTTATTTTACCACAATCTAGAATTAGAATTATTAAGGAATTTAATATGGGTGGTTTATGCATTATTCTATGCCGTTTATTTAGGACGCCAACAGTTGCACAGAATAATTTACTATATGATAAATTATTAGACCAAAATAAACAGCAGAATGTTAATAAATATGTAACTTATAAAATAAAAACAAATAATAATACGATGCCGGTATGTGCTTATACGATAGGTGAATTATGGAAAACTGTTAAGGAAGACCATTATAGCGAAGAATTAGAAATATATAAAATAAAGCGTAGTAATTTAAATAATAAATTAATAAATGATAAATGGATAATGACACATCGTGAAAGAAATGAAGATTTTTTATATTTCAGTCTTGGTCAAGAATATGAATTATATGTTGCGCGAGGACTGCCATTAATTTCAGGAAGTTTAGAAGATATTAAATATAGCATTCATCAGCATTTTATTAAAGATTGTTATAAGGCGCTTGATATACCATGCTTAGACTATATTTTTATTCATGGTAAAAACAAATCAATGATTAGTTCGGCAGGTTTATCATTCGTTAAAAATCCTATATCTACAGGCATTTTATCAAATGATATTAAAAATAATCGCACTAATCAGTTTAAATATAATATTAATAATTTCCTTATTGATTGCATATTTAAGTTTGACAGTATTAAACATGATAATAAAAAACTTAATATACTAGGGGAGCAAGATGACGGTAAAATATATGCAGATAAAATAGAAGGTTTTAGGGATGCTGGTGCATATCTTAATGGCGTAATTAATCCATTATTTAATAAGGATGTGCATATAGGAGAACATTTTCAATATATGAGAGATTGGAAGCACCTATTTATTAAATATAAAGATGCTAGCGACGAAGATTTAACAAACCATCTTATTTGGTGTCATCACCGAATAATGAAATTAATCAAAATTATTAGTTCTGTATCTGACAATTATTTATTATTTATTAATGAAACATTAAAAGGGTATACAAAAAATAGTAATTATTTAGGTAGAAGAGGAAGTTTAGACCCAACTTCAAGAGAATATAAGGAATTATATTTTATGATTAAAAATCTAGAGGGAACCTTATTAAAAAGAGCAAAATTTTATAGTGATTTTACTCATATAGTTGGAGGCATTTCTAATTTTATAGAATTTGTTAGAGATTTCTTAGGCACTGGTTCCTTTAGCGCACTAGAGAATACCCATAAATCTAAATTATACAAACATGCAATTCACGAAGAACTAATTTTAGAAAAAAGTGATTCATTCTCGGGAGGTATTCTTAGCATAAAAGATATGAAAAAACAAGGAATGCAATTTAAGGATGACGCAGATAGAGCGAAACCGATTGACCATGCAAAAATATACGAAGCATTCAAAAATGTTCCTATTGCGGAATCTAAAGATATGCGTAAATTTAATGATATGCCAAAAGATTTCCAAGAATATTATGGAGGTGGTAAAGATGAAAAAGGTAAATATATTAATGCAGGTAAATATATTGATATAAGTAATCACTGCCATTGTAGATTGGTTGATAAGAAAGACAGGGAATAATTTATGTTATAAGTTGAAGTATTGAAGTATATCGTTAAATGTAGGTAAATATATAGCACACCCTAAACAATTCATTAACTTGATTATATATAATATATAGATATTATTATTGTAATAATTTGCAATTGTTATTTTTTTATATAATAATATAAATTGATTATGTATAATAGATATTATTATTAACAACTTGTGCAATTAAAATGCAAATAATGACTATTTTGAAATATAATAAATCTAATAATCGTAGATATATGCAATATAGACGTAAAACTTTTAAACCTATTCTTGAAGTTGTAGAAGAAATTGACTTTGAATCAATAGTTGATGAATTATTATTAGAGCAGGAGAAGATATATCAAAAGCATATTGAAGATGCTAACAATAAATTAACACCATATGAAAAGGCGATTTTATGTGAAATTAATTTTTGGGTAGGGAATAGATAAACATGTGTTATTTGTCATTAAAATAATATATCAAATATATACATCATCAGCGGTCTAAATATGATATAGTATCTCAATATAAGCGGTAACATGATACGCATACATATACAGAGGATATCCCTAGATTATTTTTATAAAACTTTTACGATTTATTTATTTTGGATATTATTTTATTGTTGTTATATAGATTTTTATGATTAGTAGTAATAGTAAAAAATATATTAATAAAAAAAAGTTAATATTGCTTGAAAAATATGATAAATTATTTGATGAATATGCCAAATCTTGTAAGAAAATCTCTAAGTATAAATCAATTTACATCGATGTATACAAAAGGCATATGAAAAAACTTTTATTATTATTGCATTTTTTACATCAAATATATCGCATAACTTTTAAGAAAAATATGCCTCAAATTAATATGTTTGATATGCAAAGTATTAAAAAACATAATGAGGAGACTGAAAAATATATTTATAATGATGCATTTGGAACTCCGATAGAAAGGAGAAGCAACACATCAGTTATTAATGACGAATATCTATTGCCAATCGCAAATAATAATTATGGCGAAGAAGATACAAAATATATTGTAAGATTTTCAGATAGTAAAACAAATTCAAAAAGGTATAGTTTGGATGATAAGCAGACGGGGGGTAAATACACAAAATTTAATGAAAAATTATTATATTCCACAATAATACATAGATGTATTAGGTTATCATTTGTAGGTGGCAAAATATTATTTAATAGTGAACCAGAAAGAAAATATTCAGAAGACGCATTAGATGACCTTGAATATACTAAATATATGTCTATATTACCTTATTACATAAGTTTAAAAGAAAGGTGTGAGGATATTATACCATTATTTGCGAATATTGATATTCTAGATAAAAAGCAAATGAAACATATAGATAATATTAAAAATATAGAAGATATTTTTAGAAAAATTAATCTATTACATAAAAATTATTTACCTGAAGAATATACTATTTCATATAATAATAAGAAATATGAGAAGGACTTTAATAATATTAAAGGATATAGTGACGATGATACTTTGAGAACAATATTATATACTATTATTAATAATAATTATAATAATATTATTAATAACGACTATTACTATTGGTTTCCATATAATTCTCCACTACCAGCAATAACTATTTTAGACACAGACACATTTATTTATGGTATTCATACATTTCAACCTTTAAAATTAACAGAAACAAGAATTTCGGATATTATAGAAAATTATGTAGGAAAATATCCTTATAGTATAATAGTTAATAGTTCTTTGCAAAATTATATAGCAAATGGTGTAGTTATGGAAAAAAGAGCATATAAAAGAGTTAGAAATTTATTAAAGTTTTATAATGATTCTGAGTATAATATCCAAAACAACAAAAAAACAATCTATGTTTTTCATGGAACTTACAGAGAATTCAGTAGCGATTATAATAAAAATGTGGTTTTGACATCATTTTTATCTTGCACATTTGATATTAGCGTTGCTATTAAATATGCTTATGAAAATGTTAAAAATAGTGGTGTTGTATATATATTAGAGGTCAAAGATGATATTAAGTATGTAAATTTTAATGACGAATATTATCAAATTATTTTAGCGCCTGGATTAAAAATAACAGTAACAAATGAATTAGTTATAGGAGGTATTAAATATAATTTTTGCAAAGTAAGTAACACAGATAAAGAATATGTTGACATATTATATAATAATATATTTGAAGGTGGGAATGGTAGATTAAAATTATATAACATAAAAAAATACAAAATATACAGCGATAAGGATAAATATCCGCAAACTTCTAATATTTTGCTAAATAGTATTAGTAATCCTAGTGACCCAAATTATACTTATATATGCTTAGGAAATCAAGTAAATAATGATATTACAAATAATACATATTTTAACATCAAATATACTCTTCATCAGCATTTTATATGTGACTGCTATAAGTTTTTTGAATTTATTGACAGAGATGATAAATTTTTAAAAATTAATGTCGTTAACTATGGAATATATTATGATATAGATAAGTTATATACTGGGTATAAGAATGATGATAACTATGAAGATATTAATATAGGAAGCAACGACTATAAGAGATTTCAATATAATTTTGAAAATTTATTTATAGATAGTTTATTGCACAACGAGGATGCATTATATCCGTTGAATTATACAAAGAATAAAAAAAGAAGGAGTGATTATAATTATAAACTAATTTCTTTTAGAGGTGCAGGATTATTTGATACAGATGGGTTTAAGAAAACAAATTTTAATATTCACGAACCTTCAAAAGTATATACAAAATTAATTGAAGAATATATATCAAGAAATGAAGATAGGAATAGTCTATTTATTAAGGATATTACACGTGACTACATGAAAATAATTATTGAAAAAACTACAAACTATTTAATAAAATTTAGAGATGAATTTATTGATATGCTCCTAGATAACTATATTAATTTTATAGATGTCAATATGATGATAGATAATACTACCGAAGAATACAAAGATTTAATAGAGATGTTTAATGAACTTGCTGGGTCTTTAAAGATTACTATAGATTATTATGTTGAAAATATGGAGAATGGTAATATTTATAATGAAATAGAACCAAAAATATATGATAGAAAAATAGGAGGTAAAATGAATACTAAAACTAGAAAATTAAGTAAAACAATAAAATATTCTAAATTTAGTGAAATGGATGTTATAAAAAATGTAATAGAAAGTTATAAATCTTCTGAAGACATCGCAATAACAGCATATGATAATAAAGGATATGCAATATCATATGAAGACTATGTTAAATTTATAAATAAAATAAAGGCAAATAAATAATATTATATTATTACTATAATAATAGATAATAGAAAGATTATGGATATTTATTTAAAATATTTTATAATATGTTTAGTAATTATATTTTTAGATATTGCATGGATTTCTTTAAATTTTTCTACATATTCAAATTCTATACTGAAAATTCAGAAAGCATCTTTGAATTTGAGATATGAGCATGCAATAATCGCATATATATTAATATTATTTTCGGTATTATATGTTGCTATTCCTTTCACATCGCAAAATATAAAAAATGGAAGCAATAATACGGTAGAGAACAAATTATTACAATCTTTCATGTATGGAGGTGCGGTCGGTTTTTCAATATTTGGAATATATAATTTTACATCTCTGGCAATTTACAAGGATTTAGATGTTTCAATTGCGATTACTGATACAATATGGGGAACAACATTATATACAATAACAACTTTCATATTTTTGTTATTAGAGTAATTTGTAAATAATAGATAATGTTTAACTATTTAATATAATACTCTTCATTTTACTAAAATTACAACCTGCTTGAATTAATTCGCATCTTTCTTTTGATAATTGCTCCAGTAATTCCGCTATATTTTTGTAGAAAGCATTTTTAGAAGGGAGCATATATTTATCTTTTATTTCTTTTGCAACATTTACAGAGCTAATCCCAGGTATTTTCATTAAATCGTTTACATCATAGTTATCATATATATTTGTAGCATCATCTACTAGTTCTTTTAATGAACTATATACGCTTTTATTATAATTAAATATTCGGTCCCCTACTTTTATTCTATAAATCTTTAGTTGGTTAATTATATCTAAATCTTTAACATTTATTAGCATTATATTTGGCGAATGCATCAATAATGTTTCTAGATTAATAGAATCTTTAGATGGAGATGGTATTAGTTCTGCTGGCGCTGGGTTTGGTTTAACAACCTTAATATCGCAATCTTTTGCAAAATGTCCATTCGCTATACCGCATGTGAAACACCTATTATTTATGCTATTACTTATTTTTTTTAGTTGGTCTCTTGTTATTCCATCTAAAATCGGGGTTGTATAAGAACCGCCTCTTACATTATCTATCCCATATTTATCCATATACTTATATGTATATTTGTCTTCATCATAATCATCGCAATTAGGGATTAGTTCTAAAATATTAATTGGTTTATGCTGTTTTGTCCATTCAGACCCATTATGTGCAAAGTGATTATCAAATCTAAAATAAGGATTAGATGTTTTACCAATATAAAATTTATTATTTTGTAATTGCAGAACATAAATGTATAACATAACGCTCTATTATAATTCTGTTATTTTATTAAAAAAGATATATCATTTTTTAATTGTAATACATATAATAACTATATAGATAATTCAAATAAACCGGTTTGCGAACCTTGGGAAACTATTGTTGGTTCGCTCCAATATACCTTCAATTTATTATTTGCGATGACCTTATTTAACCAAAAATCAATAGGTAAATTTATTTTGTCATCTCCATTTATAAAATATTCATATATTTGTTGTGCACAATTATTAGTTATTATGTAACTATCTGTGCAACGCGTATATGGATTCTCATATATATGCTTATCATCTATTAATTTTTGTTTGTCTATATGTAGATTATATCCACTACCAATAAACAACATATCGTAATCTTTTGGTAATTCTTTAATATATTTACTTAGTATATCATTAAAATCATCACTTAAAATAACATCATCTTCAAATATTAAAGTTGCATCTGTATCGTGGTCTTTTATTATTAATTGACAGCAATAAATATGTTTCAAAAATAAGGACATTTTAGTTTTTTTATAGTTTTCATCAAAAATACTGCATTCATCATCAGTTATTTTAGAGACATCATATTTCTCAATAAACTCAAAATTAGATATATTATGTAATCTGAATTGTTCTAATATATGTTTTTTTCTCTTGGTTAAATTACTGTTATGTAGAACAAATATTTTCATTTTAATTAATTTAGATGCGTATATATTAATATATATATATTAATATCAATTTTATTAAAAATTATTATAATTTATCTTTTACTTCTTCTTATACTTTTACTTACATTACTTATATTATTTCCACCGCTTCTAAAAACCATATAATAAATAAAGTATAAAAATGCCAATACAAATATTATCATTAGTAATATATATATTACCATACCAGTAATACCAGCAGTTCTGCTAATTTGACAGTACAAAGTATCATCGGTAAGAGGGCATTTCTCGACATTATTAGAACCCGAATTGCTCATAAGAGCAGCAGACCCGCCAGAAATTAATGCACCTGTTGCAGCGCCTGATACGGCACCTGACGCAGCACCTGACGTATTATTTACAGGTGGTGAAGCCATTCCCTTAAAATGTTCAAAAAATAATTCTGCGGAACCATACATCCTATTTTTTCTATTCTATTATATAATAATATATAATAATATTAAAATGTTAATAACATATCTATATAATATATATATCTGCTATATTAATAGAATTAATACAACTATATGAATATATTAGAAACAATTATTATTGTTTTTGCAATAATACTTTCAACTATAATAATATTATGGTATATACATTATAATAGCGACCATCATTTTAGTTATGATAGCAGTTCTAATAAAGCATCGCAAGCTACGCTTTTAAATATAAATTATAACAAACAAAAGAATGATGGTTCTTGTTCTTCAAGTTGTGACTCTATAGACCCCGTGAGCGACCCACGTTATAACATGCAACAAATAATTAAGCAATCAATATTATTAGAGGAGCATCTTACAAACAAAAATAAGAGATGTAGAGATTGTATTACCAAGCATTTCTTACATATAATAGGACTAGCAGAAGAGGCACAAATGTTAGCAACAAATAAGATAGCTAAGTATCCGCTAATAAATGAATCTGTTACTTTGTATAATGAACTTTTTAAAATATGGATTAAAAATAAAAATTTAAATGGAAAAGATGAATCATATATTTTATACTGCACAGATAAATTAAGAGACCATAGAAAACAATTAATTGTCATATACTTTTTTAATGAAAAATATAATATAATTAACAAAGATACACCAAAAGAACATTCTATGTAGAAATATATGGTATGTTATTAGTCTCAATCGCCCTATCTATAACATCTTTAATATCTAAAAATGCGCTTTTATGTGCTTCATAATGGTCTGGGTGTATTTCAGAAACAAAATCAATATTAGGATATGCAAATGGAAATGTAGTCGCATAAGAGTTTATTGATAAATATAATGCAACATCAGCAACTACTTGGTATTCACAAGAGGTAAAATCATATTTATTATTTTTAAAATATTTACTTACTAATTTTTCTGCTCCTATACGAGATATGATATACATTCCCGCAGATGGTAATAAGTATTGCCATTTGATAAATTTAATATTTTGTGTCGTTAATACATTATAAAGTGTTTTTACTGTAGGACCATATAAAATTAGTAATTGAACTAATTCAGCATCTTCTGGTAATTCGCTAATTAATTTATTATAATTAATTTTAAAAGGAATTATAATGTCGTCTTCCATAACAACAAACCATTCATTTTTTTTATCTTTTAAACCTTCCATAATTGCTTTAATATGACTTGATATAGTAGCATATTCATATTCGCAACTTGTGCACCCATGGTGTTTACAAGTTAACGGACGTTGATCATGCAATTCCTTATCAAAATCTTTTGGAGTTATTGCAGATACTCTTTCATTATCTAATTTATTATTTTTAAATTGTTCTTCCATAAAAGTTCGCCGGTCTATAGTTTTATCAATATTAATCCAATAATGTTTCATAGATATATATTATCTAAGTAATAATCTTAAATATTATATTAATTATATTCTTAAATAAAATTATTAAATAAGTTTGAAGTGTGATACATATAATATATTATTTTTATTATCATTAATTAAATGAAACTAGAACTCAAAAAGTTTGACCCAAAAAGAATTAAGAATGATTCCGTTGTAACTTTTATTGGTAAGCGTAACACAGGAAAAAGTTATTGCATGAAAGATATCCTAAGTTATAACAAAGATATACCGGTAGGAGTTGTTGTTTCACAAACAGAACGCGCAAACGGATATTTTGAAAAATTTATTCCTAAAATGTTAATATATGATGAACTGGATGAGAAGTTAATTAGTAAGTTTTTAACTAGACAAATAAATATAACGAATGAGAGGAAAAGAGATATGGCAAAGCACGGAAATTCATCAATTGACCCTCGTGCCTTCTTAATTTTAGATGATTGTATGTATAACAAATCTGCTATGACAGATAAAAATATTAGGTGTATTTTTATGAATGGACGACATTACAAAATATTTCTTTTAATTACTATGCAACATGGTTTAGGATTACCTCCTGACCTACGTTCAAATATTGATTACGTATTTATTTTTCGTAATAATATTGTGAAAGAAAGAGAAAAAATATACAATCATTATGCGGGTATGTTCCCAACATTTGATGTATTTAATCAAGTGATGAATCAATGTACTGAAAATTACGAATGTCTAGTTATTGATAATAAAGTGCAATCAAATAATATAGCGGATATCGTATTTTGGTACAAGGCGGAAGACCCACATTATAAAATGTGTGCTCCAGACCTTTGGGAAATGCAGTCACTACAAGACCAACGAGATTTAATGGGACTGACAAATGAAGATGGAGACGATATAGAAGATTATGACCCTGGTGTCTTTGTTAAAAAGAAGAACTCTAAACTTATAAAAGTAAAGAAACAGACATCATATTAATATTAAGTAAGTTTAAGACAATTATTAAACATCTCTAAACATTTATCATCGCAATAAAATCCGCAAATATCGCATTTTGTTATTGGAATATTACATTTCTTGCAAACAAATAATGTTCTAGTATATATAATATTATCTGCAGAATAGCATAGGAAACAATAAGAATTTTTCTTTAACATTTAATAACTTCTATAACTTTTACTATAATAAATCATTTTTTATTAGAAAAAACTTGGTCTCTTATTTCTATTTAATGTTTCATTAATATGTATTTTTTTTACTTGACTTATATCTGTTGCTACACTAGATACACTTTTTGCATCATCGTTATCATCTTCATATTTTTTGCTCGCAATCTCATTTTTATACCTTTTATTATCCCCATTATTTTGCGATAATGAATTGTATTCAACTTTAATATTGTCCCATTCGTTGCGAATATTATTATTTTCTTTTTCATCTGCATGCTCTTTTGTTTGCATATTTGTTTGTTCGCTTTGAGCAAATGATATTTCTTTGTCATTCTCTTCATTTTTATACCATCCTTTATATTCATCATCGCTAATTTTTTTTATTGATGTATCTACTATATTATTTTCATTTATTTTTTTATTATAGTCAACACGCGATTCATCTTCTTTATCAACTTCTTTTTCATCTTCTTCTTCATCTTCTTTATCATCATCATCATCTTCTTTATCCTGTTCTTTATCATCATCTTCATCTTCTTCATCTTCTTCATCTTCTTCATCTTCTTTATCATCTTTATCTTCTTCATCTTCTTCTTCTTTATCATCTTCATCTTCTTTATCATCTTCATCTTCTTTATCATCTTCTTCTTCGTCGTCATCTTCATCTTCTTTATCATCTTCTTCTTCGTCGTCATCTTCTTCATCTTCATCATCTTCTTCATCTTCTTCATCTTCTTCATCTTCTTCATCTTCGTCTTTCTTAGGACCCTTTATAATTTTTACATTTTCATTTACACCAGTTTCTTTGTACTGATTTACATTTTCAGTTAGATTATCTTCAATCTGATTAAATATTTCATCAAATGGTATGAAATCTCTAAATGTTTTTTTAATAATTGCTCTTATATTTTCTTCAATAATATTGAGATTGTTTTGATATTCGGCATCTTTAATATTGTTTCTATTATATAAATATGCATTCTTCCAAGAGAATGACGCAGCGTTTATATAGCATTTATGAACAAAATCTTCAGGGTTAGGTATTTTTATTTTAATACTATCAAATTGTTCTTTGTATTCATATATTTTTATTTTAATTGTCGTTATTATAATAATTTTAATAAGATTTGATATATATTTACATTTAGTATATTTTACTATCTTCTTATATTCATCGCTTACTATATTATTATTCCATTTACGTATGCTATATAATTCATTCTGAAATCCTTTAATTCCTTTCTTTTCTTCTATCGTTTCTGTATACAAAGCATATATTCTTTTTGATATTGCAACACTCAAAATATCTTGTATATGTTCTATATATTCGTTTCGTGTATCTATTAAACCTTCCATATATTTAGTAATTTATAATATTCTTTATATAGTCAAAAACCTATATATTTAATAATCCCTTATATACTTTTAAGTTTTATACATTTATACCATATCTTGGGGATTAGTATTACTTCTGAAATATTGTCTTGTATTTTTATTAATTGATGGGTTATTATTTTTAGTCGGCGCTTTGGCACTATCATATATTGGAAATATTGGAAAGTCTAAGTGTTCATAAATATTTACATATTCTTTAATAATATCTCGGATATCTTCAATAGTACGATGGTTTGGGTCTATTCGTAAAATATCTTCTATGCGATGATATAACCTATCCATTTTTACTTGAGTCTGTCTATAATTTATTTCTCGTTCTGCAAGTTTAAAATTCCCTATTAAACTTAAGATAGTTACTGTCAAACTATTAAGAACAATATTAGCATATTTAATTTCTACTGAGTTTGTATCATTCATAGAATTTAATATTGTCATCGCGCCTGATGATAATATTATTGGTATATTTACTATTGAACGTATCCATGCATATCGTGCACAATTTTTAGAGCAAAGAATAGAAGTGAATGATGCTTTATGCTTAATATTCTCTAATAATGCCCTATGGTCTTTTTGCAATAACTCTTTTTCATTATAGGTGTTTTGCTGATTGTTATGAATATAAGGAAGTTGATATGTGTTCGCTAGTGGATTATTGCAATATAACACAAGTTGTCGCAAATCATCATTTTTATAATAAGGTTGAGTATTCATAATTAAGTTATATATATTATTTAATTAAGTTATATATATTATTTAATTCTAATATATTAGATAATGAGTATAACCACAAAAAATAAGCAAGATAAAAAAGAGATAGATTATGATGGTCAACGACCATATAGCGAACTACCAATAAATATGTTAACATTTAATAGTAAAAAACTTGGACATTACGCAAATATTGTTTTTGAAGGATATAAAAAAAATTATAAATTTATACAAATAGACAGTTTAAATTATTATGGAAATAATGAAGAATGGGATACTAAAATGATGACATCAGAAATGATACTTAAAAGAACATTATTTCTATTATATTTAAAAATATGGGCAAATACAGGAGACATAAATAAAAGGGTTAAAAATAGTATTAGTGAAGAAAAAATAGATAAATATGATTTAGAGTATATAAATAGACTTAATTTACGATGGAATACTACAATTGTTGAAGAATTAAAAATTGTTTTGAAAAAGTTGTTAGATAAAGAAGTAAAGAGAGTTTATATAGTTATGGTATCTTACGGTGATGGAGAAGGAATTATTATTAGTGATAATATGAAGGCGAAAGGTTATACAGAATGGACGCCAGAAGAAAAAAATAAAAATTTAGACCTAGATAAATTAGCGACTAAGTTTTTTTCTTTAAAAAAAATAAAAAATTTAAGAGAAGAAGGTCTCGTATATATTAAACAATTAGAAGAAAAATATAATGCGCAACTAGAAGCAGAGAAAAAAGCATTACCAGTTGTAGAAGTTAAAACAGGAGGAAGAGAAAAAGTTAAAAGAAAATAAAACTTAGTATTAGCAATAAATTTATATTTCAATACATATTGATAAAACTTATATCTATTAATCTAACTTGTAAATATTCTTTAGTATACCTCTCATTTTCATTATTCCAATTTTATATATGTTAATATTCTTATCATTTAAATATGTCTTTAGTTTCTTTTCAAAATATGCAGAAAATTTCTTATTTTTAAATTGTTCAACTCTTAATTTATATTTAGATATATTTTGGTTATTGTTATCTGTAACTTTTATTTGTTCAGGTTGTTTAGACGGTTTAAGTGTTTTTTCAGGTTGTTTAGATGGTTTAGGTGATTTTTCAGGTTGTTTAGATGGTTTAGGTAGTTTTTCATGTTGTTTAGATGGTTTAGGTAGTTTTTCAGGTTGTTTAGATGGTTTAGGTGATTTTTCAGGTTGTTTAGATGGTTTAGGTAGTTTTTCATGTTGTTTAGATGGTTTAGGTAGTTTTTCAGGTTGTTTAGATGGTTTAGGTAGTTTTTCAGGTTGTTTAGATGGTTTAGGTAGTTTTTCAGGTTGTTTAGATGGTTTAGGTGATTTTTCAGGTTGTTTAGTTGGTTTAATAGGTTTTTCAGGTTGCTTAGATGGTTTAGGTAGTTTTTCAGGTTGTTTAGATGGTTTAGGTAGTTTTTCAGGTTGTTTAGATGGTTTAGATATGGAAATAGTTCTTGATATTGCATTTTTTGAAACATAATCTGTGATATTTTCTCTGACATCTTGAATTTTTTTATAACGAATAGTTCGTTTTGCCTTGTTATTTTTACCCCCTTTCATCTTTCTGATGTTTTGCTCTATAAAAGACCTACCTACAGTAACTTTCTCAAATGTATTTTGTATTATTTCATATCCTAAACAAAAAATTAAAATGTTACTAGCATTTACATCTTTTGGAAATTCAAATTGATTCTGTTCATTTATAAATCCGACGATAATACATTCTCTTGTTTCCATATTAGATTGAAAATTCATTTTTAAATTATTGCTCTTAAAATTTTCTGCAGTTATTCCACACCTTTCAGATATGAAGGCGATTAGTTGAGTAAAGAATTGGTTTATTTCTGATAATAATTGGTTTAAATTTAATATAGATTTTGTTGCTATTGTTATATCTTCAGATGATATTGTTAAAGACACCGTTTTATATTCATTCAATATTTGCTCAATATAAATTCTAATATATGAAAGAGTAATAATGACAGATGTGACAGGTTGAATATTAGGACTTTTATATATTATAAATTCTGTAAATTCAAGTAATTTATACATAGAGTTAACCATTATATAAAGAGGGTCATCATATTCTTCATCATATATGCTTTGCTCTTTTATATAATATATTAATTCAGATAAAGAAAAATCTAGAGCAATTCTTAATGTACAAGATTGATGTTGTCCCAGACTTAATTGTATATAGTGTTCATCATTAATTACTGAAAATGATAATTGTGCTCCACCAGGAATATTAAAAGATAATAATGAAGTATCTTCTTCACTAACAGTATAACCTCCTTTCTGCTTCTTACTAGAACTCGCACCATCACCCTCATCCTGGTCATCATGATTTCTCCTTCTTTTTCCACTTCTATTTGCACGACTACCTTCCTCAGCTCGCAATAAATGTTCGACTAATTCTCGCGATTCTATTTCACCTTTTATCCTGTTACGTTCTTCATTATTAAAAATATCGGCAACGCGTCCTTCCAGTATTTCAATTGCTTCCATGCTTTTTTGTTCATTACTATCAACCGCATCAGTATCTTCTTCCATTGCTTCATTATCTCCATTACCTTCTACGTCTTCATCTTCAAGTTTACACTCTTCTTCACTATTTGCATGACTAAGACTATTTATAGCATCTTCATCTCCTACTATACCCGTTTTTTCTAGAAATTCATTATTTAATTTGATTTTATTATGGGATTCTATAATATTTTCAAAACATTTAATTGCTAATGAACATGCTTCTAGTCGTTTTTCTGCATTTGTTTTTTGTACAAAATCTTTAGAAGACGTTTCTTCTTTAAGCTCAAGCATAATATTTTTTAATTCTCTAACTTGTTCAGGTAAGTAATAAAAAAAGATGTCGACATTCACACTTTCATAATATGTTTTACAAATTGCTTTCATTTCATTAATTATTATTTCTTTGTATTTGCCAAACATTTCAATCAACATTTTTTGTAAAGGAACACTTTCTATCTCTACTATCTCTACAATATATATCTGCACTATATCTATACTGGTAGGAAATTTGTTCAATTTAGATATATGTTCATCAATTGCAACATAATAAGAAAACAATACTTTCAAGCATTCTGCAGTTTTTATTACATAATCATAAAATTTGAGTATATTTATATTTTGTGCATTACCGAAGGTCGCTATGGCAGTCCGATTTGATGCTATTGCCCATGCTACAAACCTTTCAATCGGACGACGAACAGATGGTTTGAGACTTGTTTCTTTTAGTGTTTGAAAATCAATTAACGTAAAAGGTTTAAATAATTTAACGTCTACGGTTTTATTTGCCCTCGCAAAAGAATCTTTTATATTTTCTAAAGGGGTTTTATTACCAATAAACATGTTGTATAAAAGGTTATTATATAATATAGAAGTAATAATTACATCGACATTAGATGATAAATATTTATATAATTTCTTATAATTTTCAATTGTCGCAGCATTAATTACACTAACAAAATATGCATCCATATTAGGTTGTGCACTTTTTATATATATTTTGAATACAAATTGAACGGCAATACCACGCCCTACATCATCAAATACTATTATTTGATAAGGGTTAATTCCTAGTGTAATACAAATATAATCTTCTTCTTTGTTTTTTACCATTTCAAATATCAACATAGAATTATTATGCAATTTTTTAAGTTGTAAATTTAAATGCGATTTATTATTTGATTCAAAAGTTAATATAGATGATAGCGAAGTATCATTGCTTGCTTTCCCTTTCCCTTTCCCTTTACCATCGCACGCGCATTCTAATGCATTTTTCCATTCAAATTCGGGTTCTGTCGTAGTTTCTTCTGGTATGCTCCCACGTTTATACATCTTTATTTTGTTATATGTATTCCAAACAGTTTCAAATGTTTTATCAAGATATCTACTTTTACCATCCATATATATCTTACGCGACTCTCTGCAACCACCAATTATAAAAGGACACTCGCAAAGAAGTGCTATATATGTTAAATGCGAATCACAAGTTGCTAAAATAATATTATATAAAAAAACGCAAACCGTAGCTTCTTTAATAGTAATTTCAATATAAAATAAATATAAACACATAAACATTTGGACAAAGTCCCCAAACCCCTTATTTAATGTTAAAAAAGATACAATAAAATTATTTTTAACATTTAGTGTTAATCCTGTTAATCCATTTAACCATATAATAAGTTTATTTATTTCATCATAGCTAGGACTTTTTGTTTGAGGGTCCTTACAAACAAGAGTTCTAACTACGTTTTTTACAGTAAAATGACCTGCTTGACCTCCTATTGCTTTATAATTATGTTCTGCTTCAATTTTTCCTTCTGCATTCAAATATTTAATATTAATATTATATGTTTTTTGCGTTGACTCTAATTTTGTATATGCATCATTTGCAGTAGTATCATCCCCCATACCAATTATAGTAAATACAAAATTTTCTAAAGATATAAAAAAAGATTGATAAAATGCAAACGCACAATTAACAATAAAAAGTTCTGTATGTGTATTTAATTGATATGTATTGAAATTATAATTATTGGGACTTGTTCCACCCTTACATGGTGCAGAGTCAATATAATAAGCAGCTGTCTTTAATTCTATTAAATTTGTATCTACAATTTTTTTTAAGTAACTAGGCATAGTATCAATAATTGTATACTGAGCATCAGAAAAACTTTTTGCTGGGTCATTATTAGACACATCTATGTCATCGCCACTTCTTATATGTTCGGCATGAGTTGTCACCAAAACTTTCATAAGTCGGTCCTTATTATTACCAGAACCAGATGTATAATTGTGATTTATACAATCAGCTAATCCAAATTTACCACAATGCTTTATTCGCTTAAGATTAAAATTATTGGTCGAAATAAAATCATGCCATTGATCAAGATCAATCGCATTAGCAATATCTTTTAGAAAATCTTTAGTTTCCTTATTAGCAAATAAATTATCAATTTCGCTGTCATTTTGTTTAACTAATTGTTCAACTAATTTTAATAATATTGGTATATTATTTTTCCATACGTGATCAGTTGGCATAAAATTATTAGAAGCAAATATTGTTCTAAAAACAATCTTCAGTCTTGTATTAACTGTATTAAATGTTGCATCAGTTGCAGAAATATTTATACGTTTTTTATAATCTACACAGTAAGGAGGTGCCATATTGTAAACCAATTCTAATAATATAATTATATAATTATATTATTATATTATTATATTATTTCCAAAGTAACATGTAAGTTGTATATATATGTAATAAGTTTAACCATAAACCAAAGAAGAAACTCCATTAATATTATTAAAAGAAATAACTGCAGTTTCATCAACAGAATCCTGTATAATATCTATATGGGAGAGAATTACAATAGTATTAAAGTAATGCAATAGACTTTTAAGAAATGAAGGAACTATAGATAAATTATTTTTATCAAAATTAATAAACCCCTCATCTATAAAGAGTTGATTACATAGTGCATCATAATTATTAAAATACAAGGACATGCGAAGTGCCAACGATATTACAAAACGTTGAAATCCAGATGCTTGTGATACTGATATATACTGCTTATCATCGCCCCCCTTAGATATATTATCATTATGGATTAACCAATTAATATGTACAGTATCATTGGATATATCAACATTATAATTTAATTTGAATGGTTTTGTATTAGAATGACAGAGTGTTTTAATAATTTTATTTGTTTTGTCTACAAGTTTAGTGAGAATCAAGTTATCATATAATTCCTTTCTAAAAGATTGGAAATTTATTAAGATAGTATCAAGAACATCAATAATATTTTCAAGTTCCTTATCAATTCCTAAAAGCAGGTTATAGTTAGTTTTATTTTCATTATTATAAGTGTTAATAGTAGAATACTTTACAATTTTATCATTAAGATTTTTAATATCTCCTGTTTTAGATGCTATCAAATCTTTTAATTCTATCTTTTGTTTAATTTGAGGTTTCATTTGCTCTCCACTCTGATATTCTTTGTATAAATCATTAATCTCTATGATTTTATTCAATCTATAATAGTGATATGCATCAATTATTCTTTTATTTCTATCATAATTTACCCAATCATCATAGTTTTTCTTAAGTTCTCTATATTTAGATAAGCGAGGTTTAATAACATCATTATAATGTATAGATTTTTCTAAATCTTCAATAAGCGACTTAGTATAATTGTAATTATTTTCCCACTCATTATAAATATCATATAATTGAATATTATTTATTTTTTCAAATAAACTGAACGAATACGCAACAAAATATTCAGTATATTCAGTAATTATTCTTAGTTCTATATTTTTACTTACAAGTTTTTCATTCAAATTATTTTTATCATTAATAATAATATTTAAATCATTAGATACCTTATCATATACCTCTTTAAATTTGTAATAATCATACCATGCATTAAGTAAATGATATTTTGATTTATCCTTTTTGTTTCCTTCTAAACGTTTCTTAACAACTTCAAAATCATTTGCAGAGTAATTAATACCTTTTCTATTTATATTTAAAGTATTAATAATAATCCCTATTTCTTTAATTCGCGAAACCCATGGTCTATTACAACATATACAGCATTCAGGATTATATTTATATTCATCATTTGTAGATAATAATAGAAGTTCCTTATTATAACTATCAATATTCTCATCAAGTTTATTAATTTCATCGTTTTTATTATGATATTCATTTAATATAATTTCATCATCTGCAATTTTCTCATCAATAATATCAATATTAAAGTGCTTTAATTCCTTTGCAATAGAAACTGCTGTTTTAAATCGCTGGTAAGTTATAATGTCACATGGAATATTTACATTAATTATCTTCTGTTGCTTTAAAAATAAATTATTAAAATCTTTCTCTAAAGATGATAGTGTATCTTTAATATTATTGATATCATTAAGAATTGCATCTTTACTATAAATAGTATTTTTATAGTATTCGATGGTTATTGGGTTATTTATATTATCTCTAAGTTTTTTTAATATATTTTGGTCAATAATAGATGGTTTAGTATTTGTAGATATAAAATCATTAAACACATCAATATTACCATAAACTCTTATAATTACAGTCATTAATTTATCAATATTTTTGCTAGGATATTGTAAAGAAACTTTAGCAGGTTTATTAGAAATTAATTCGCTGAGTAATCTCTTATTTTTTTGCAATTCATCTTGTTGATTGCGAATAAATAGTAATCCGTTGTTATTATTATTGTTATCATTCATATGATTAATATATTCTGATAATTCTCTTTCTTCATTACGGATATGTGATATTTCACATGGTTTATTTATACTTGGTAATTTATTAAATTCGTCTTCAAGTTCTCTTGTATACAAATTAACTAATTTTTGAATATCATTAACATCATTAAGAGAATATCTATAATAATTAAGCAATTCTTTATAAGTTAAATAAATATCATTAGGTACGATAATATCAGGATTATTCGTAACAATATCATCAATAAGACTTGTATAATCTGTATCTACAATAGATAAATGCAAAGGATTATTAATATCAATATTGATAGCATCGTATTTTTTCATAAGTTTTATTTTTTCATTATTTAATATAGATAATTCTTCTTCTATACATGTTATAACCATGTCATTAATATCATCATTCTTACAATTAAATAGCAACTTTTCATATACCTCTTTTTTACTTTGTATAACTTTCCGGAAGTCTTTATATTTATTAATAGCAGTCTTAAATAGATTATATAGGTGATAAATGAATTGTATATTATGGGATTTATCAATTGTTTCTAAAGTATCTTTGTAGTTCAAAGCAAGAATATCGTTGTCTACACTTTGGGTAATCATAGATGTTGAAAGAAATGTATTAATATCTCCAAACAGCGTTTTAACTTCTGAATTACATGCGCTGTCTTTTTTTAATATAACTAAATCTGAAATATTAGTAAACTTCGAGAGCACAGATGTTTTATTTGTAATTTTAAAAGTATTCTTCTTTTTACAAAAGTCTCTTTTAATACGATAAGTTACATTATCAACCTCAATATCTACAATTGTGTATCCTTTATCCTTATTATGATTAATAAATCCAGATGAATAAGTATCAAACTTATTATTAGTTGCCCAAATTGCTAATTGTAGGATATCATAAATAGCAGATTTACCTGTTCCATTAGAACCTTTAATCATAAATGTTTTAGCATCTAAATCTTTAAAATTAATCCAATTTTTATTTTCATAACATAATAAACCACCCCATTCTAAATATTTAATCAAGAAAGATTTTTTAAAAGTTAGTGCATCATTTGCTTCATCGCAAGAATTAATAATAGGTTCCAAATCCCTATTTCTTTTAATGCATTCGCTATGCAAATCTTCAGGATATTTATGGATATCAAAGAGTAAGGTTTCCTTGTCTTTGATTATTTTAAGTAATATTTTATATTTATCATCTGATAATAATTTTTTGAAATAATCTAATAAATAATTAGTATCGAGTAGTTCTTTATTATCACTATTATCTTCTTCATTACTGTTATGAATCTTTTTGATGATAGTATTCTGATTACTTTGATTACTTAATTTAGAAACTATTTGGAAAGAAATATTAAAGGTGTTTAATATATTACATAATGATTTATAATTAATATTTGAAAATGATTTTATTTCTAATATTTTTGGAAAATAATTAATATTGTTTTTAATATATGTTTCTAATTCTTCTGTATATTTACCATTCCTTCTAATAAAAATATTATGCGACGCGTCCTCGATAATATTAATATATCCAATATCATTATAAACATTAATTTCTTCAACCTGTTTATTTTCTATATTCCATATCAAATATCCATGTTCAATAATATCTTCTCCAAAGTTCTGCTGTATAAGACTTCCTGAATAACCGCAAATAGTTTTCCTTTTATAATTAAATACTTGGCGCTTATGAATATCACCTAGTAATACATAGTCAAAACCTTGAACCCATTCTAATGGGTATGGATTGAAAGTTTCTTCTATTGAACTTCCATTATATAATTTAGCAGATGCAAAAGAACCATGAAATAATGCAATCTTATATTTGACTTTCTCAGTAATCAGAGGAAATGGCGGTAAATCTTGTATTCTCCCACTATTTCTGTATATATCCAAAGTTTTATCAATACTTACAAAAGAGAACCCAATATCATCAATAACAAAGGATGTTGATGTGTTTAATACAAAAACATTTGGAATATCAAATGTTGAAGAATAAACTAGTGAAGGTTTATTAATATCGCTTTGGTCATAATCATGATTTCCAGATATAATATACAATCTGCCTATTTTTGATAATGATTGGATAAACTCACGATATATAAATAATCCATAGTTTCCTATAACATTTTTGTTATGAAAAATATCGCCTGTAATAACAATAATAAAATCTTCAAACAATAATTTAAGGTCTGTTATATTATTGGTAATAGATATAATTGTTTTTTTAAAAACTTCTTTATATTCTTCGTACCGTGAGTAAGTATTATCACCATTCCTAATATGTAAATCAGACAAATGAAATATATGATTAAGTGGCATTTTAATATATATTAAATTATATATGATATCATTTTTTTATATTGTAATAATATTTGAATTGAAGAAAGTAAATATATTCTTATAAATTCATATAGTAATTATTATATGCAACCCAGCCAGTCCCAGTTAAACTTCCTCTTAAAACTACACTAGCGCCTGTTCCTACTGGAGGTGCACCTGAAAATGGATTATAAAATGAACCTCCGTCAGATATATTCCATATACCACCAGTTCCCGCAGTCCAATTTGCCATTCTTATCTCAATATATTGATAAGCAGGTCCCCTAAGCAATCTTATTTCCATTTGTATTTCTGAACCAGGAGTACTATAATAATTTCGTTGATTAACAATAAATCTTTTAATATTATAACCATTACTAGAAGTTGGGGCAAATTGCGTAGAATAATTAGTCAATCTATCATATTGCCCCATTAAAACACCAGGTCTAACATTCGCAGCCCAATTTGTGTATTGAGAACTACCGCCTCCAAATGTCATAACATTATTTGTAGTCCATTGTATATTATTACCAGAACCATAATCAGTATTAAACCAAAAAAATTGAAAAACTGTTCCAATCCCTGCAAAACTATCATCTATTCCATCAATACCCATTCTTGCACCTCCTGCTTCATTCATATTACCAGCGCGATTACCAGCGAGCATATATTCTGTTCCACCTGTTATTTTGGATTTACCATAAAATTGAGATAATGATATTTGCCCACTTGTTGGAATACCTACAGCACCTGTTCCGGTTGTATTTGCTCCATTCAAATAATATTCATTTAACCCTATTGGATTTGCACCACCAAATTCAGTTTGTATATTCGCCAAAGATATTGCCCCAGTTGATTGTAAAACCATGTTTATTAAATCTAAAATAATATAATAAAATAAAAGGTAATAAATAATTCTAAATAAGTTATAATAACCAAGTATATTGTAAAATGCGATAAATGGGACGTAGCAATAATAAGTTCATCAATATAAAACTATGATAAGCGAAAAGTAGAATAAAAAAATAAAGTATTAATAAGGATGTCAATAGAAGGTTTATGCTTTTATGATAGTAAGTTTAGTAAGATAAGGTCTCAGATAAAAAAGGGTGAAGAATTAATAGGAGAGTTTTCATTAAACTTGTATTCACCATATCAATTGGAGGTAAGTATTGAAGAAGAATATCAAGGAAAAGGATTATCAACTAAACTTTTACAAAATTTTGGAGATTTTTTTTGCGAAGCAAAGGATGAAAAAGAAGAAAAATATAATATTAAAATTGGTATAGATGATATGGTTAAGATTGGTATAGATGATAGGGTTAAAATTGTAATAGATCCTAATGTTATAATAGCGATAGATGCAGACGCAAGCGAGAACGAAAAAGGTCAATCTTGGTGGGGGAAAATAGGGATGAGAGAGAATCGACATAGTAGTTCGTCAAATAGAAGAGGTATAGCATCGGCGGGTTATGAGAAGACAATAACATTAAGAGAATTATTAATAAATATATCTAAAATTGGAGATAAGCATAGATGTTTTAGAAAGAGGATGGATAATAAAACAAAGAGGATGCGAACAGATGGCGGGAATAAAGAGGAAATAAAAATGAAGTATACAAAAAACATAAATGGAAAGGAGAAAGCAATATATAAAAAGATTGGAGATAGGAAGGAATATATTAAAATTAAAGGAGAATTAAAGTATGCTAAGGATTATAAAGGTAAGAAGGTTAAATAATTTATTATTTTTAGAATTATTTATATAATAATAAAAAATGATAAAAAAATAATAAATTAAAAGAATAAATGGAAATAACAGAGGAAAAAAAAGAGAAGAAAAGTAATGCTGAGAATAATAGGGCATATAGAGAACGAAAGAGAGAAGAGATAAATGCTAGAAGGAGGGAACAAAGAAACATGAATAGAGCAATAAAGAATGTCGCAATAGAGTATGAGGTTAAGAAATTAAAGAAGATAGGTAAATTACCAGCAGTAAAGCAGAAGGAAGAAATAGCAGATATAACAAAGAGTAATTATATATCATATATAAAGAATTTTTACAAGAAGAATAAAGGGGTAGAATTGGGGGAAAATAGTGAGATAATAAAGAAGATAAGAGGAGAAGAATTTAATTCATTAAAGATATCAAGGGAGTTCAAGGGACTAATAAATGAAAATATAGGAACAATAAAAGAAAATCCGACAGATGTAAAGAATATTTATAGTATATTTCGAGGTATTAGAGGGTTTATGGAAATAAGCAAGATATTATATCCATATTTAAAGGATTATGCAGAGCAATATGATGAGAAGAGGAGTGAGGTAGTAGCAGAAGAAGATAATTTAAGAATAAATTTTGAGAAGGAAGAGATAAAGAAGAATATAAATAAGTTAACAGACTATATAGATAAGATAATATATGGATATATGATGATAATGAATGGGAGGATACACGATTTGAGATATACAAAGATAAGTAAGGATAATGAAGAGATAAAGGATGAGGGAAACAATTATATATACAAAGAGAAATATTATATAAATAATACAAAGAATAAGAAGAAACAGATATTAGAGATAGCAAAAGACTTTCAGGAATTATATGATGAGAATAAGGAAGGATATATATTAGGAGAATTAATGCCTGCATCGACGTTAACACAGAAGATACAAAGAATAACATTAAAGATATATGGTAAAATATATACAGCATCTAATATACGACATTTATATGCCACAAATATAAATAATAAAGGGGCAAGTTATAAAGAAAGGAAAGAAACTGCAACAAAGGCGGGACATAGTATAGAACAGCAGATAAAATACACATATAAGAATCAAGTATAGGTTACAAATTATATAATAATATTGTATAATTTAAATAAAATATAATAATAGAAACCTTTATTATATGCCAATAAAGACAGAGAAAAAAAAGAATGGAGTGAATAAACTTGAACAGAAGACAAAAAAAAAGGGAGGAGTGATGTCAAATAAATCTAATAGTTCATCACCTAAAAATCAAATAGTAGAACAAAAGAGGTCGCCTGTGAATATATCAACAATTGTGGAGGATCTTCAAATAAAGATATTAGATTCCGTATTTAATTTTTCTAATATACTAGATAATAAAGTAATTAAAGATTACATACAATTAAAGTCAAATGTAACAAAGGTAAATAAAAGTTTTAAAACATCAAGTTCATTTATAAGACCGTCATTTAATAATATAACAATAATTAAGTTGAATAAATTAAGAATAGATAATGAAATATTAGGAGTTTTAAAGATGACGAAAACGAAGAATATAGAGAGTATAGAATTGCGAAATATATCGTTTGAAAGTATAGATACATGTAATGAATTTATAGATTTTTTTAGTAAAAACAGCAAAGTAAAGAATGTAATATTAGATAAGGTAGAAGTTAAAATTGAGGATTTTTTAAGAATACTTGTAACATTTAAAAGACTAGAAAATCTAGAAATAAGCGGATATGAACTAACATATAATGAATTTCACATATTTATCAAGGTATTACTATATTCAAAACAAATAAAATATTTAACATTTAAAAATAATATAATAGATAAGAGGTATTATACATATTTGTTTACGAATGATATAGAGAATAATGCATATATAGATAATGAAAAATATATAATATATATATCGAAGGAATATAATAATAGATGGGGGATGATAATAAAAAAGATGGATGGTAGTTTTGCAAAGAATATCGAAGTAAATATAGTAGGGAATGAAGTAGAGGGTCAGTACATAGTATATAAAAATTTTCGAAATGACTTTAAAGATAATAAGTAAGTTAAAGTGATAACAAAGAAAGTAAATTTATTTTTTAATTTTTTTTTGTTTATTGGGTTTTCTAACAGGTTTAGTAATTATTTTTCCACCAATTGATGTTCTAACATTTTTATATTTATTTGTTAGTGAATTTTGTTGTACAAATGTCTGTTCATTTTTGAGAGGAGGACTTTCACCAAGGTCAAGAAAGACAGGTTTTTCTTTTGTAAATAAATTTCTTCTCAAAGTTTTTTTTAAACTATTTGTTAACATACCTATTTTGGTCTTCCAATTTATTTTTGGTTTATTAGAAGATTCTTGTTTATAATATTTTTTATTATAATAATCATTAATACTTTCTCTTAAATCATGTGAAGTATACGGTTTATTTGAGTCTCTACGCTTCGGCGGTGATATACTCATACTATATGACCTTTTCATTTCTCCTTTGTATAGCGGTGATATACTATTTACCCTTCTATGCTCTTGCTTTTGTAGAGATATACTTTTAGATTTTTCACGTTGATATAGAGGAGGACTTTGACCGAGTTGAAGTTGAATTTTTGCAGGAGATATAGTATATACCTTTCTATGCTCTTGTTTTTGCGGAGATATACTTTTAGATTTTTCACGTTGATATAGAGGAGGACTTTGACCGAGTTGAAGTTGAATTTTTGCAGGAGGTATGGTTCTTTTTGCTAATTTTTTGAATAATAACATTTAATATACTACTATAATTATGGATAGAAATAATATATAAAAAAGTAGGTAATCACGGCAATTATATATTATAGCAAATCACGGCATACAATCTAACTAGTAAATCACGGCATAATTACCATGTTTAGCAAATCACGGCGAATAGATATTATCTATACGCCGTGATTTGCTAAACATGGTAATTATGCCGTGATTTACTAGTTAGATTGTATG